TGGGATGATACTGATTTATTTGGAGGGTATTACGAAAAAATTGGTGATTTAACTGGAGTTAAATGGGATAAGATATTATTATTACCTATTTTCTTTATTGAAGATGTCATGACAAATTTTGATGCAACTGTTGAAAGTGGTCAAATAAAATTGAATGAAACTTCTATTGTAATACCATCAGAATATGGTTTTACTCCTTATCCAAATGATATTATTAAGTTTGATCAACATTATCTTAGACCAGAATTAGATAATTATCCATTATTTTCTGTGACAGGTGTTGAAGTTGGGCCAAATACAGATAGGAGATTTTGGAAATTAAAAATAGAAACTGAACAAAGCCGAACTACCGAAGAAGTAGATCAACAAGTGGTAGGTTTATATACATTTTTTGATTATGACAAAAAAATACATACTGTTGATGATGCTCTAATTATGACAACAATTTTAGAAAAAAATCAATTAATTGGCACTAAGTTGACAGAAAAGTTTGATCAACGTAGTGGTTTTTATTTTTTATAAGGTATTAATATGGCTGATTTAGATTCCCAAATTTATCTATCGAGAGATGAAATAAGAAATCAAATAATCTCATATATGCAAGAATACTTAGAGCTTGAAAATGTTGATTTAACTAATTCTTCATTTTTATCATTTATAGTTAATATTATTTCAACATTAACATCTAATTTAATGTTTTATCAATCATCTATCTATAAAGAATTTTTCCTAACTAGAGCACAATTACCAGAATCAATTTTAAATTTGGCTGCTTTTTTAGGTTATAATCCAGCATCTGCACAATATTCAGAAGTTGATGTTATGCTATCTATCCCTCTTACATTTGAAGATCCATTGGTTGAAATTATAATGCCAGAGCATTTTTCATTTCATACTAAAGATAATATTAATTTTTTAACTACATATATAACAAAACTAACAATCACTAATAATAACAGTGTTCGAATTCAAATTACTGAAAATGAAGGTACAATTGATATACCAGTTCATATAGATACTCCATCTAATACTTTTAATTTTTTATTACCTCTTAAACAATATGAATTAACAAAACAAGAATTCCAAATACCTGAAGATACCCCACTTTATCAATTTATTTATATTGATGTTCCTTTTGAAAATCAAATTTCATCAATGATAGTAAAAGTTGTAGCACCAGGTAATGAAGATGATAATTTTGAAATATATACAAAATATGATTCCGTTTATTTGATGGGTTCTGATGATAAAGGTTACGTTGCTAGAAGATCTGAATATGGATATAGATTATATTTTGGTAATGGTATAATGGGTAAACAACCTGAGCCTGGTAGTAAAATATTAGTTGATGGTTTTATAACTAGGGGGAGTGAAGGTAATATTATAAGTGCTTCTATTAATAGAGGGGAACAGATATATATTACTACCCAAAGTGGTCAAACTGAAATAGTTAATTATGATGTTACAAATCCATCTCCAGCTATAAATGGTCTTGATGAAGAAGAAATCGAAGATACTAGAGGGAATGCAATTGATAATTTAACAACTTTACATAGATTGGTTTCAGAAGAAGATTATAAAAAATTAAATATTGTTGCTACTGGATCTCCTTTGGCTGAAAACTCAATGCCTGTTTTAAAACGTTCTGATGTAAAAACTAATGAAATTCAAGTATTTACAACATTCAATTATATAAATGAAATAGTACCCGCTAGAAATGCTGCAATTATAATACCTGGTACACAATTATATATACCACGTGGTTCAATTATTCCCATTGATGGTGTAAATTTTATAACATTATTTGATATGCATGTTGATAAATTAAATCAAGTAACCTATTATGAGTATATACTAAATAGTATCGAAATTTCACCTGTTTTTCAAGCTGGTTATAATTCAGGTTTTAGTTTATTTTCAAATAAAGTTAATGTATATCGAAATGGAGAAGAAGCAATATTTGAAATAACATATTCTTCTTTTGAAAATACACTTGATAAATTATCATGTACTATGGAAATTAGTAATTTAGGTAGCCAAAGTTTAATGGTCCATGATGAAATTAATAAAACTTTCTCTTTAACTGTAGATGAATATACATCACTTCCAAACGGTATTAATAGATATTATTTTACATTTAGACATGATGATTTAGGTTTAATTTCTCAGTATACAGTTGATTTGGCTTTTAGAAAAAGTTTAAAAGATATGATGATGTCTAATACTTATACTGATTCAACAAGTACTATTATTTATGATATTCCAGTTATTGAAAAAGAATTTTATGATAATACAGATCAAAAAATATTTGAGTTGCAAATTTTACAAAAGATGTTAGATACTTTAGAATTTAAAACATATAAAATGTTAACAGATTTTGTTAATTTAAAATTTACCAATTCAACGGGTATAATGAGAAATATGCTATTAAATAAGACCACTAGGCTATCCGTTATTGATTATGATATGTCAGCTATACCTATAGATATAACAGAGGGTGATAGGTATATTATTAGTGGGGATGAATTATATGAATGGACTGGACGAAAAAATCAAATAGCTACTTGTACAGACGCAACAAATGTAACTTGGGTTTATTCCATTCCTGTAATGGATGATATGGTATTTATAGAAAATGAAGGAAAAAATTTCATATTTACAGAAAGTGGATGGATTCCCGCTGAATTTACTATTCCTTTAGAAATAGAACTAGATGTTCTAAAAAATTTAAATTATAATGGTTCAATGACTCAATTAATGGACAAAATTAAAGAAGCATTATATGATAAATTTAAAGATAGATTTGGAGCAAATATAGCAATTTATAGATCTGAAATAATAAGAGAAGTTCAAAATGTGGAAGGTGTGGACCATTGTAAATTAATAAAACCAGAAGCTAATATCTTTTTTAATTTTAATATTGATGATTTTACAGAACAAGAATTATTAGTATATACCCCAGAATATGTATTTTTCACAAAGGATAATATAAAAGTTCGAATATTAACTAGTGGTGTATGATGAAAGAATTAATAAACAATAGAATGAGTTTAACAAGTATAAAACGAGTATTGACTATAACATCTATTAATGAAATAAATAATATATCTCAGCCTTGTTACTCTCCACAATTAAAAAAACATTATTTTGAATTATTAAGATATGCAAATATAACGGATAAACAAGTAAGTATTGCTGTTAAAAATTATTGGAAAAATACTAAAGCTAAAACATGGAATTTAGAAAATGATAATTGCACCAATCTATTAATTTTATTCATGCATTTATTCCTTCAAAAGAGAGATATTCAAGCTTTCAAATCAGCTATGTTATATCATATGGTTAGACAATATTCTAATGTTTTTCATCATTATTTACCTCAATACTGTAATGAAAATGTATTTAGATATACATTAGATAATTTAACAAAAACTCACATATTTTATATTAAAGAAACTATTGGTTCCGCTGTGTTTTATTTATCTGAATCAGTTGTAAAAAGATATCAGAAAATATTAACAGAATATAAAGATCCTATGCAAGTATCACTATTTATAAGAGAAAGTAGGCATCGATTAGCTCAAAGTTTTAGAAGCTTTGCAAATTCATATTATAAAAATGACGAAGCTGGAAAAGGAATAAAACAAACTGATGAATATGAGGATGTTGAAGATAAACTTAGGTCATCAAAATTAATTGATGATTTAGTAAATAAAATAACTGTTTATCGAATATTTGATAGAAAAGCTTTTGATGTGTCAAGAAAATTTAACAAAACTGATGTTACTATAAGTAAAAAATTAATTAGTGCTTTGATGGATCCAAAATATAAAGATGACTTAAAACTTTGCTATGAATTATTCATAAAAAATTTACCAGATGAAGTTAGCGCAATATGTAGCACAAAATTTTTTAAGATATTGAAAAAACTTCTATCATTAAAAACGTCCAAGACAGATATTTATTTTAAAAAACAATGTCAAATTTTGTTAAATAAATTATTTAATAAAATTAAAATGGAAAAAGATTATAGTAAATATTCGGAGCAAACAAAATTTAATTATTTAAATTTTTTAACAATGTATTTTATGTTAATATTAAGATTTAATATATGTCAAAATTAAATATTTAATATTTCAGGTTCAATATCTTGTGTAGCTTTCTTTAATTTTTCGCTCTCACCTAAAATAAATTTAGCTTTTTCAATTTGAGCAGGATAATCAACTTTTTGTTCAAATTGATAAATACTTTCCTCAACGTTATATATTGAAGATATAATATTTTCTTTATCAAATGATTTTACATTTCCCACAATTCTTGTTGCATCATCAAAGATAGCTACATATTCTTTTACTTTATTAACTGCACTACTAATTGTAGATGCGGGACTTCTAACAGCATCTTTTGCAGCTTTAACAACACCGGATGCAAAACTTTTAAAAGAAGCCACTTGATTTACATTTTGATTCAACTGACCTGTTATTATATCACTATTCGGTGGTATTCTTGTTGATAAGGGTGGTTCTGTAGTAGTTGTGGTGGTAGATGTAGCTGATGGTGCTGTTTCTGTTTGTTGACTTGGCGGTATTACAGAATTATCAACATCTTCAGATTCTCTAGGTATTTTTTTAAGTTGTTTTTCTCCACCTAGTGCATCTAAATAATTTTTTAATGTTGGTCTTGGTTCAGAACCTTGAAAAGCTTCACCATTTATCATTGTTCCAAATAAGCTAGAAAATTCCATTCTAACATCAACAATATTTAAACGTTGATTCCAAGAAATTGATTGTTGATCTCCACCTTTAATAACTGTAATATTAGTTACACAACATGGATTTAAATAATAAATACCTGGGCATGAAATTTTAGCAAAAAATGGCCAATTATATAAAAAATCATTAGTTGAGCCTTGTTCAAATACTCTAGGTATTCCTAATGTTAATAAAACTGCTAATGGCCCAATAATATATTTTTTAGTTGATTGATAACTAGCTGGATTTGGATTAAATAGTCTAACTGTCATTGTATAGGATGGAGTAAATGAACTACCTTTCCATACAGATGGGAAATCTAGTCTTCCACCAGCTAATGTTGCACTAGCACCTTTAGCAATGTTAGCTAAAAAACCTCCCTCTTGGGCCATATCATTTAAAGTATTATTAATATTTTTAGAGACATCTGCGCCCTGACCAAATACCCCTGACATAACATCATGACCCTTTTTACTGGCAAAATTACTAAAATTAGAGAAAACTTTTTCTGCCATCTTAATTGAATTACCAGCTCCTGACATTTGAGCTAACTGACCTAATCCTCCACTCCCAACCATATTTATATTTTCTAAAAATGAATCACCATACTCATTTGAAAAAGAATCACTTGGAAAATTATCAGCAAGAAATGCAACTTCAACACCATGTGGATTATTATAATTAAATCCAAGGGCATTAACTAATTTTTTAAATTTAGTTGTTGCATCGTTAACTGTAAAAACAGCTGATGATAAATTTAAGTGGGGTTCACAAGGTAAAATTACAGCTTGAGGTAAGCTATTATACATTGGATTATCTCTGGATGTATTACTACCTGGTGGCATCCCTATTATTCTTGGTACGTCAATTAAACCCATTTAGGTTACATCTCCTTGTATTAAGAGTTGGATTGATGAATCAATCGGTGTAACATTTGGAACTTGTTGATTACTATTAACAACACTAGTGTTGTTTGTTATAACATTAGAAATATTAGTTGATATTATTTTTCCAACTTTATCCAAATTCTTTTTTGAGTCTTCAGCTAAATTGGTTATTGCTTTACCTGTTGAAGCTGAAAATTCCTTAGCTGTTAATTTTGTAGCTAAAATAATTTTATTAGCCTCAATTTTAACTATCTTTTCACTACCCGAACTTTCTTCAGTTTTTGGTGTAGCTTTAGCTTGAAATTTAATTAATTTTTCTTTAGCTGATTTTTGAATTGCAGTTATGTTTTTTCTAACATAATGTTCAGCTTTTATACTATAAATATCAGACTGGAGGTCGAGAAAATCAATCATATCTTGAAGTTCAGTAACTCGACTATCATACATAGCTTTAGCTTTTACAGTATACTCATCTTTCTTTTGTTTAACTATTTTAACAATATTTTTATAATATGATTTTGCTTCTGCTGTCCATACTGATGTATTTATTTTAAATAATTCAAGTTGAATAGTCATATCATCTTTTAAATTTTCAGCTTTTGATTTCAAGTTATCATAATAGCTTTTTGCTAGTTTTTTATATTCTGGCATTTTAGCTTTTATATCTTCATAATAATTTTTAGCTACCTTTTTAACATTCTCTTTAGCCATCCAAACATCTGTCTTAAAAAACTCATATCGAAGAGCTAAATCTTCTTGCATCATTGTTGCATTGTTTTTAAAATTATCATAATAACTTTTTGCAACTTTTTTATAATCTACTAATTTTGCCTGAAATGCTTTTCTTGCATTTTCTTTAGCCATCCAGACATCTGTCTTAAAAAATTCATAACGTTCTTTTAAATAATCTCCTGTTAACTCTAATTCTATTTTTTGATTATTCCACCATGAAACAGCTAAATCTCTATATTTTGTGGCTTTTTCTTTTAAATCTGTTTGTATTTTTACTAGAGCTTCTTTATGTTGACTCCACCAATATTCAACTTTTATTTGTAAAACTTCTATTTGGTTAGCATAATAATCTTTTTGAGCAATTAATGCAGCTTTAGCATCTTTACCTTTTTCTTTGGCTACATCAAAACCTTTTTTAGCTAAGTCTACACCTTGTTTAATTCCTTTTGTAGTTAATTCTTTGCCTTTTGTGTAACTTTTTTTAGCTAAATCTATAGCTTTTTGTTTTAAGGTTTTATGCCCATGTTTTTCTAAATATTTAATAAAAGCTTTTTCATAACGTTCTCCATATTTATGTGGTTCTTCATTAACTCCTATTTCTGGATGCTTTCCTTTATTAAATCCAATATATGCATTTTGCACCTCTTCTTGATTATATCTTTCATAGAAACCTGTATTTGAAAAGTAAACTTTTTGTCTACCATCTTTTATTTTTTCAGCGATCATAGGATCACGAAAAGTAGATCTAAAGTTACTAATACCAGCAATTTTTTTCATTTTCTCAAAACCAGTTTTTCCGATTAGACTATATTTTGCATGTTCTGATTTATTTAATTCTACTGCTTGTTTTGCTCTAGATGCTTTTTCTGCATAATCAGCTTTACTTTCTTTTTTAAATTTCTTATCAATAAAATAAGTTATAGCTTTTTTTGCCATATATGCTAAGACTGCTGTGACAATTAAAGGAATAATAATAGGCAATGCGGCAGTAAGCCCTGTACCTAAAGTTGCCATAATTCCACCACCTGCTGCCATACCACCTGCTATACCACCTATAGCACCAACGGCAGCACCCCCAAGAGCTTTTAAAATGCCACCCAAAAAGCTAGTTACTTTTTTAAAACCATTCCAAAGAAATAAACCTATTGATTTAATTAATGACCATAATTTATTTTTACCTTTTGCCTCTTTTTTAGCTAAAATCCAGTGTTTTTGTAATGTATTTCTTATATTTTTAAATATTGTAATTGGGTCATTTCGTTTTGCTAATTTTCCTATCGTTGTGCCAAACATTCCAATTTTCTGACCAGATTTTGATTTGGCAAATTTACTATTTTTAATTTTATCAGAAATATCTATTCCCATTTCAGCAAGTTTGCCTTTTTTAGCTTCATTTAATGAATGTTTATATTTTTCAGTTTGAATTTTGTACCATTTTCTATTCTGGACTAATTGATCTATTGATATCCTACTTTTAACAAATTCTCTACTTTTCTTATGTTTATCAAATTCTTTTTGGTATTTCAATCTATCTTCTTTTTCTTTTAAATCTTTATTTCTTTCATCTATTTTTCTTTTATCTTTTTCTTTTTGAACCATAAGCATTCTCATTCTTACGGATGCTGGAAGCTTACTTATAGCATCAAATTTTCCTTCTTGACCTTCTATTTTTGTTTTAAAACTTCCCTTCATCCTAGAAGGTAAACCTGCAACAATCGCATCACGAATTTTTCGTAAAACCATCAATTGTTCAGTTGCAACACCTAATAAATCTAATTTACTAGATTTAGGGCCGTGTGTAACATAGTCAATCTCACCTTTTAGGGTTTTAGTTTTAGTTTTTCGATGGCTTAAATAACCCTTCAATAATCCTTTATCTAATACATCCCCAAGCAATCCTTCTTTTCCAGCACCAAATAAACCTAATAATTTTTGAATATATGACTTTGCAATTTTTCTTTTTGGTAGTTCGCCAGCTTCATTGCCGCCACTTAATATTTTAATCATTGTTGACTGATTAGCAATCATTGAATCATATTTTACCATTGAATCGACATATAAACTACCAAGTATTGAAGCTGTCATTTCTTGAGCAGGTAAATTCTTAGGAATTACACTAGCATATCCACCTTTTTTCTTAAAAAATCTACCTATAACCTTAAAGGGTGTTGAAGCAATTTTATAAGTAAGTTTAGATAATATAAAAACTTGTCTGTATAATTTATTTTGAGCCATCATTGATTCGTGAATTAAAGCTCGCTGTTTTGTTCCATTTGTTAAAGCATTTCTAATTTCAAGTGTTGCTCTTAGCATTCTTTCTTGAGCAGGTGCATCAACATCATTCCAAGCTTGTCTGTAAGCTGTCATGAAAGCTTTTGCCATCCCTTTTTCTTCTTTTTCTCTATCAGATTTTACATAAGCTCTTGTTTTAGTTGTAAGTTTAAAAGTAATTGCTTCAACAAAATTATGAAATGTATCAACGCTACTTTTAAATATTTTAGATCTAGTTAGTTTAGATTTACCCATACCAGGTACTAAGGAACCTATATCTTCAGGATTAGCTGAGAAAGTTCCACTTGATGATTGCACAAGATATTTTCTAAAGTCTGTAATTAATTTTTCTATATTATCAGCTATTTTTTGTAGAGGATCTAATAATTTATCAATAGGCGCAACTATTTCACCTTTATGAGCTTTAATTACTGAATCTCTTTTTAAATAACCACCCACTGCTAATTTTGGAACTATACCTTCAACTTTTTTAACTAATTCTTTTTCTCTATGCCTATTTTGAGCCTTTTCTTTCATATTTGATAATTTTTCTTTTGCTTTTTCTTTTGCCATTCCAAGTTTTTCTTTAATAAATTCTCCAGAAGAAGAAGCAACATTTTTAACACCACTAGCACCTGCTTCCGCAAATCTTTTTATAGTATCATTATTTAATGCTCTTGTTAAAGCATAACCAAATATAGGCATTGACCTGGACATAGCCATTGCCAATACATTTTTTGTTTCAACACCAAAATCTTTGCTTAATTCTCTTGTCATTTCTTTTAAACCATCTTTTGTCATTGTCATGGCTTTTTGAGATGTTGTTGTTGAAATTTGTAAAGTTTTCTTTGCAGTTATTGCAGCTAATCTCATTGATTGATGAGCCATTTTATCTATATTTAAAGTAGCTCTCTTGTAAAATTTCGTAGCTTGTTCACTAACTATTGAGGAAGTATTTCCACTAGTTGAATTTTTAATTCCAGCATTATATTTTTTGGAATATTTTTCCGCAGCGGATGAGACTCTGGTAACATCCTTTAATAACTTGTTTATATCTTCCATTTAATTTAACCTTTTATTTTCTCAAAAGTTTTTGAATATTTTGGAGATTTGCTTAATTCGGACCCAATCGCAATAACCTCTGAACAAAAAAATAATTCTTGAATTGGTAGAGTATTTGTATCAGTTGATTTAAATGTTTTCTTATAAGCCTTATAGAAAGCTCTAAAAAAATACAAAAATTTATTCAAATTATTAAAAAATCTATCTGAGTTTGTAAAATATAAAAGCATCATTAATTTATGTTTATCTATTATTTCCTGAACTTCTTCAGATTTATCACTAACTTTAAATATCATATCTCTAATTTCATTCACATATTTTAAAAACATTTTTTGATCAATAGTTTTTGCTGTTTCAAATTTATATGTCATATCAGATATTTTTTTACCAAGTATTTGTATATTCTTTTTATTTGGAATAAATTCCCCTACTATTCCATCAATATAATTTATATAAAAATCTTCTAATTCACTTTTAAATAATGAATGACATTCTGAAGGGTTTTGGTCAAAATATTTATGCATACCTTCATGTAAAAGCAATTTTGCTAATTTTTTATTATTACTATATATTGCAACAATTGTATTGTTTGAAATGAGTATATATATTCTTTTTGTATCTGGTGAAAAAAAACCACATATAGATTGTTTACCCTTAGACGCAAAAATTTTATAAAATGTAAAACCAACCACACCTTTAGTTAAGTAACATGGGAGTATTAAATTATTATCAATTAAACTTTCAATTTTACTAGAACCCTTAAATCTTTTTGTTGCAAGCATTGCTTTTTTAAATTTAGCTTTTAGTTTTCCAGAAGAAAAAAGTTTTAATCCGCCAATTTTAGCAACAAGTTTTAATCCAATTGGCAGACTAAACATTTCATTTAAGTTATTAGGCATTTATTACTCCTTAGTATACATATTTAAAATATTAAAATAAGACTCTTGATTTATATTTTTATCCATAGTTTCTTTTACTATATCTATAATTGTATCATTATTTACTTCATTAACATTTATATCATTCATAGCCATAATAGTTTTAAATGATGATTTATTTAATGAACTAGTATTTAACATTAATGGCATATCATATTTTCTAACATAAAAAGCCATTGCGGCGGACATTGCCAAATCATCATAACACCCAGAGTCAGCTTCAACTCTACCTGATGTTTTTGTAGTTAAACCAACTAGTTCCATGGCGAGTCTTCTAGATTTAACTATCTCAGGAAATTCATTTACATAACTATATAAAGCATCAATCATTAATGGCCTAGTTTTTGCAGTTGTTGTTAATCCAGGTATATTTTTATTTGCTTCTTTATATAAATAGGTTTCCATTGAATCATTTTTAACAGCTTCAACAACTTGATTACCGTAAGAATTTAACTCGATAATTAAAGCACCTATATAAATTGACGCTGCAAGACGAACTACTTTTATATAATCTTGAACTTCACATTTACCTTGATATTCCCACACTTCTTCTAATGTTTCAATATCCCACACTGTTAATGCTGATTTATCATCACCATGTGAAGGTGCAGTATCAACACCAATCAAATAAGATTTTCCCTCTTCTGGATTTGCAAATTTCCACACTTCACCATTATATAATTTAATTTTATCAATTGGTTCAAGATCTTTTGTTTGATCTTGTAATTTTTCAATAATGTTTTCATCAAAAAATGATCCTTTTGATGATACAAATTTAAGCTCTAATTCTTGTTGAATTTTCTTTTTATCATTATCAAATAATGCACATTGAGTTGCATACCAGTCAGGATCTTCGGCAAGTTCTTTAATATCTTTCCAATGAATTATAAAAGATTTAAATATATCATCACCAGCAAGTGCGTTTGTATACCTTTTATAAAACCATGCACCAACACCTTGTGTTTTATTAGGGGTAGATAAAACAACAGTTCCATATGGTACACCAGCTTCTCTTGCATGTTTTTGATTTGTTGATAATGCTGGAACCATACCTGTCCACGCATCTTCGATTTTTTCAACGAAAGCTGCTTCATCAATTACTAAGAACGTCACAGCGCGACCACGTAATGTTTTAGATGGTGCTTTGGGGTTGACGGTTGCGGCATAGCATTTAGAGCCATTAGTAAGAATAAATGACTGTTCTGATCTCTTTGCAAAACCTTGACCGCTTTGTCCGCCTTTCGGTCTCATCCAAGCTGGTAATTTCTCAATCATACCAGCTATTGTTCTAGCAAATGTGGTCGCTTCAGCACCATCTTTTGAAACAATACCAATAACTGTATTATCATAAAAAACTGCTAACCAAGCACAATAAGCCTGTGTAACGGTTGAAATACCAACTTGTCTAGATTTTAATACTAAAACAAAATGTTCTGAATGAATTAAATCAATTAATTCAGCTTGTTTATCATATGGTATTAATTCTCTATCACCACCGGGTAATTCTAATAAAATATAGTTTGAACAGAAATAATAAAAATCATTTTTACACTTTAAAAATTCCTCAACATTTTTTTCTATTGCTAACTGTTTTTTGGATTTTCTTTTTTCTTGTGCCATAATATTTAATTCAATATACTTTTATTTGTTCTAGCTAGTGTTACAAAACATCCAGCAGACCAATCATAATTTTCTTTTGTAAATGTTAATACACTAGAAGTTAAAATATATTTTCCAGTAAATCTTCTATAATCAACTATTTCAGTATCAAATTTCACTGGTTCTCCTATCCTTAATAAATTAGTTAAAAACATAGATCTGGCTAATCCTATTTTTAAAGTAAATAGATTTGATAATGGTTTAGAATGATTTGCATTAATAAAAACAGGAGAATAATCATTTCCTGTTTGGTCTGTATAGTAATGCATTCTTTTATCTGTTATTATTTCATCAAGAAAAAACTCAGGATCAGATGTAGGATGTGTAAAATCAATTAATCCATAATCTTTTGCTATTCCCTTTAGATCATTTACAATAGTATATGATAAAGTATCTTTTGGTTTTACAACATATTTTAAAGTTCTTGCATATACAGAAAATTTAGAATTGGCTTTATAATCTGTCTTAACTTCAGCCATTGTATAAAAAACTTTAGGGTTTAAACCCTTTGAAGTTAATTTTTCATTGTCTCCATCTGAAGCCAATTGATGAATTGTAAATACTACATCTTTTTTCATTCTGTTTGTTAAATTAAAAACTTGTAATGTATTAGTATGATTACAAAAAATAGAGGATACACCATTATAAATACCAAATGTTGAATCTAAATATTTGAACATATTACCAACAGTTGATGGAGGTATACATACTTGATCCAATGGAAATGCATTTATACCTTCTTCATCCATTTCTAATATTGCTGTTGTATTTTCGCTAATTATTCCTTTTATTAAAACATCTATTGGAATATTTGTTTGAACATCATTAACTAATGTCGAAATAGTTTTAAACGGTTTTCGGCAAATAGTTGTTATTTCTACAGTTCTTGGTGTTGGAACTCTTTCATTATCATTATCTTTCATTATCATTGTTTTAATTGGAAGATCTAAATTATCATTTAAGTGCATCAATTCAAACATTAGTGTTTGATATTCTGGTATTAAACCTTCACCATCCCAACCTTGCAAAACAATAATTAAGGTTATATATTCTTGCCCATATAATTTGTTGTTTAAAATTACATTATCAGGATCAGTATTAAATTTTAATGTAATAACAGGATAATAACTAGCTAAGGATGAAACAATAGTCACATCTACAAGGTCAGCAGAATAATCTTGTTCTCCAATAATTAATCCAACTAGATATGATTGACCAGAAGTTACAGACATATGATTATAATCCTCACCTTTTCTATTTTGTTCTGCTTTTAAAACAAAAACCCAAAAAAAAAAAGAAACTAAGAGATAGTTTCTTTTTTAAAAGAAATGAAATACAATGGAGCGAAGGAATGGCACTAGGTAGGATTCAAAATATTTATCAATATCAATCATTTGTAAATCAACTAATCCTATTTTTACAGCAGATTCTGTAATTGATACTTGACCAACATTTTTTAGTATGACTTCATATTTATCTTTAATAGAAGGTATCATAAATAAATTAATATTAGAGGAATAAAATTCCTCTTTTATTTTCTTTAATAATGTAGCAATTGAATTTACATTTAAAAAATTAATATGTAATATTTTATTTAAGTATTTTTCCATTTTTGGATATAAATGGGGTATACCTTTAATAACTACATCACCTCCAGACATAGCAATATACATATTCCTATCAAATGAAATTATAAATTTAGTGTAATAATGTTTTAATTTCAAACTTAATTGCATTTCATCCGTTAAAGCAAACCTTTTTCGTACTAATATACCATCATATTGTCTCAAAAGAATATCAGATTCCTTTAGTTCATTTACTTTTATATACCCATCAATAATTGAGGTTGTGGTTTCCCTTAAAAACTTTGTAAGCCTTGGATTGGATCTCATCATCAACCCAATTTTTTTATTTCTCTCAAATTTATCTTCAAATGGTATATCAGAAATATCATAGCCATTTATTTTTAAAATATTATAATGACATTGGGGTATATCATATTCATATACTTCATCTAAAAATAATGGACTGTTTAAAGGAAATTTCATCGAAATTACTCATAACAATTTAAGGACAAAAAAGATTTAATATTCAAAATATCAATTATCAATTCATCAATAGATATCCAATGATTTAAATCTACCATTTGAAGTTTTTTACTGTCAAACCATTTAATTACATCTAATTTTGTTGATAATGGTTCTTCAATATCTGATAATTTTTTATAACGATAATAAAAAGATTCAATATTTGGGTTTTCTTTTAATATATCATCTGTTAAAATTTTATCAGAAAATCTATATACTACATAATCTTGAGCTTTTCTTTTCATTTTAGGCATTTTAAATAAAGGAACATATATACCTTCAACTTTTCTAGCATAGTAATTTATCAAACCAGATTTACTTCCATAAGAAATAATATATTCATTATCACCTAGTAAATACACAATTTGAAATAATCCATTTGTGAAAAACAAAAATCTCTTTGGTGTTAAATTGAATATATTATAACCATCCACATTTTTAATAAACTCAATACGTCGTTCAGGATGACCATCAACTAAAGTACCACTATTAGTTAAAATAGCAACACATAGAATTTCAGATGATTTAATACCATCAACTTTCAATTCAAGTTCTGTAATATCATCAAAACTAGATACATAAGTCTGAAACCAATCATATAAATTGATAGATGAAAGTCTTGATGTTGAATCAGGTGCAATTATTTCATGAGTTTGTTTCATATTCTCTTCTGTTTGATCTTCAACAAATACGTGTGCAAAATCTGATATAATATTAGTGCAACCTTTGTTTGATTTTATAAACTCGTCTACATCCTTTATGATTTCTTGATCACTGACATCTGGTTTTACATCACTAACTAGCTTATCATCTATTAAACTAGCCAAGTTATCTGTCATTGTATCATTCTCCTTTTTATTATCCATTTTGATCACCGTAAACATATTTATCAACAAGTTGAATAAAGTCTTTTATGGTTATAGCTTTTTCAGTTTCAGAATCCATTATACATATATTATATTTTTCTTCAATAAGAATTATTAAATCTAATATATCTAATGAATCAATATTTAATTCTGTTCTAAAATTAAGATCATCTTTAAGATCTTCTTTTTTAAATTCAGGATTTAAATTATCTATAATATAATCATAAAGTATTGTAAAAATTTCTTTCTCTGTACTTTTCATAGTATTCCTCCATGATTTAAATTACATACCATTTCAAAATACCAGGTATATAATATTACTTCCACTTGTCTTTTATTCCTTCACTTCTCCAAAGAATAGGTTCAATTTCAGTATACGCTTCTAAAGCAGCCCCAGCTAATGTCATTATTTTTATTAAATGTTCATACATTTCAACAGGCGCTGAATTTTGATGATCAAATTCTTTACATGAAATCATCCAATTTGGTTTTTCGTCTACCCAGCCTTCGCTATATTTATTTTTAGCTTTTTTTAAATACACATCTAAAAAATTTAAAAATGAGCTAACATTTAAAACTTCAGAATCTTTAACATTACCAAAAATTTGTTTTTGATAATTTCTCTCTTTCAAATAAACTTCCATTAAAGTATTAGAATCCATATAAATTCTCCAATTAAAAGATGCCGAATAACTAAATTATATAGTTATTCGGCATCTAATTATAAATTAATAATTTTTATACAGTTTTCAAATCAGGTGGCCCACTTGGATTTGTTGGCATTGTTTTAGCAATTTTAATTCCTGAACCAAAAGTCTCATTATAAAAAGACATAATATTCTCAGAAGGTGTTGATTCAGCCATAACCTGATTATAATTAATAAATATTTTGTTTTGATCAGCAGTTGGCATCCAGGGAACTGGCACTAATCCTCCCTGTTGAGATGCATCTGCTTGTGGGCTAGGAATAAAAGTAATTGGATTTTTAACAGCTAAACTATTTATACCATTAACTGTTTCCCTTTTTAATAACTCACATACAATTTCATGCCCTGTTGCCATTTTTAAACATAATGCTTCCATAAATAAACTCCTTTGTAAAATTATTAGATTAATTAAAACCTTCAATGAATTTTCTCATTGATTGAGGTGTGTTGAGTTCTCCAATCATCATCAATTGCATTCCAGTTAATATTGCTGGATGATCTTTAGTTTCTTCATTTTTTTTAAGATCAGATGCTATTGATGTATAAGCTTCACTAAAATTTCCATTATCTATATATTCTAAAGCTCTTTTTTTACACCATTCAATATGATCATTTCTATCTTTAGTCATGGTATTAATCCTTTATTATAATTAATAATTAATATATGAAAAACCACAATTTGTACATTTAAATAAAGAATCTTTTTTAACTAAAGTTTTCTTATTACATTTCCAACAAATTCCTTGCGAAGAAAGTTTAATTTTTTCAGCCCTTGTTATTTTCTTCTTTTTTTTCATAGATGTTCTATTCTCCTCACCAAAAGATTAAATAAATAGTAACAAGTATAACAGCACTTGCTACTGATGCGCCCTCAACTAAAATTTGGTTATCATAATATTTTTCTAACCATTGAGCTTTTATAATAATACTTCCTTTTCTCATTAGTTTTGATGTAACATAAATAAAAATCATACTACATATTAAAAATTTAACTAAAATTGCCATTATTTCCTCCATACTAATATTTTATAATTTATAATCACCTGTAAAACCACCTTCTATACCCTTCCAGCTAATTGCAATGGCTTCATGTGTATGTATTGATTCCTCATGTGAACATTTTACCAACCAATCAATTATATTTACTTGATTATTTAATTTATTTGATATTTCCCTAATTGCATCTTCAACAAATAATGGATTTTGGGATGCGATCCTGGCAATCTCTTGTTCATCAATTCTTTTAATAATTGGGTATGGTTGAGTCTTAATTACATCATATACCAAATCAATTATATCTTCTAACCACGGTGAATTTTGGGGTGACAAATCACCACGAATTAAAATATCAGCATATGATCTTTGAGCATGAGGAAATCCGGGATAATCACATTTCCCACTTTCAACAAGGTTTCTAGATAACTCAGCTGAACATGGGCAATATGAAGCATATTGTAATCTTATTCCTTGAAAAAACTTCAACTCATCACCACTTTGAGCTTCAAAAAAGCATTTATGATATAGTGGAAATGAATTATCTGATAGAATTGATTTCTTCATAATTGGCAACTCAAAATCAAATTTTAAATATGATTTTGTCGAACCAACATTTTCGTTTATCTTAGCTAAAATTAAAAACATTAATTCATGGTTTAATTGTTGGCCAAGAAAAGGTTCTAATGTCAATAATAATCTTGACATAGAAATACCTTTTTTTTCTGATGAAAGATTTGTACGTATTGATGCATTAGCTGGTAATTGCACTATACCCTCATCTCTCAAAGCCAACGTAAAATTTAATTTAATATTTTCAACACCTACTTGTTGAATAGGTATTCTAATATTTGGTTCCATCAATTCTTGTACATCTGGTAAATTATTCATAGATTAAACACTCCTCAATTATCCATATCAACACCAATAACTTTACAATATTTATGTAATAATTTAACTGATTCAGGTGCACCAATATCTAAATTATCTTGTGAGATGTCATTAGATTTTAACACTTGCTGAATGTATTTATTTTTTGAGTCAATACTATCAGATTTAACAGTTAAACTTTCATATAAAATATTTGGTGCATCGTGGGCTATAAGTGCAGCTTGTTCCATTTCTCCAAGTTTCTGACCACCTTTATTTTTCTTTCCTGATAAGGGTTGAAGTAATTTTCTGGAATATGGTCCAATTGATCTTGCTGTTAATTTATCTTCTGATATATGAGCCATCTTAAACATGTACATATAACCTACAGCTATTTCTTTATTAATATATATTTTAGAATAGGGCTCAAATATTCGACTAACATCAGAAACTCCTGTATATCTTTTTATCTCAAAAGCATCATCAATTGAAATTGATTCAAACGGAGGTTGAATTAATGTGAGATTGTTAATAAATTCTTTTGTAATAATATCTGGCATTTGTTCTTCAAATTTAGTGAAATACCAATTATTTTTAGTTTTATCCACCAATCTAATAAAATGAAGAATATTATTTTTTATTATTTTATTATCAACACCTGAATCAAAATCTTCTATTAATTTCTCTTTAAACTGATGTAGAGCCTTTGTTAAATAAATTTCATACAGCTGACCAATATTCATTCTTGAAGGAACACCAAGTGGACCTAAACATACATCCATATGACGTCCATCTTCCAATTGAGGCATTTCTTTTTCTGGTAATATAGCAGTAATTACACCTTTATTACCATGTCTATTCCCAATCTTATCTCCAACTTTTATTGTCTTTTCAAAAGTACCTTCCATTTTAACTATTATTCCATCAAATAAATCAGTTTTCATTTTAAAGCTGCCATGATTAGCATCAAATACATCAAGATTATTATTTTTAATATATTCTTTTGCTTCTCTGATTCCAAAAATATTTTCTAATGTAGATTTTAAAATATTTGCTTTTCTTTTCTGTTTTATTTCTTTTCTAGTTATCCAATCTACAAACTCTGGAATAGATTCATTAATATCATTGACATAGATATTAATTTTAGTAATAGTTAAATCTTTTGGGTATGTTAAAACTTTAGTATCCTCGAAAATCGAATATTTATCAGTTTGAGATATTGATAATTCCTTCAATTTTGCATATGGTGTACCAGCTGGAACTACGTCACCTATATTAGGAAGGGGTTTATATTTTCCCTGCTCTAATGTAAGTAAAATTTTATCAATTGGTATAGTAAAAGTCAAATCAGCAATATGTTTAGATGTAAATATTTCATCTTTAACAAGTCTATCAGATATAACAATACCATCCTCATAATTTAATCCATAATAACTCATAAAGCCAACTAATAAATTATTACCAATTTGGATACTGCCATCTTCCATAAACTTACTTTCAAATAAAATATCATCTTTCTTAAATTTGTCATTTTGTTTAAAATAAACTTTATATTCATCCAAATTATCAACATATATATGCCTTATTCCAATTTCAAATATATCACCTTTATCATTTTCATCATCATATTCAACTATCATATAATTATCATTTAATAATAATACAGTACCATCATGTTTTGCCACTTGACAAAATTGAGTATATTTACTATACAAATACTCACAACCAGATTGAATCATAGGTTTTTGAAAGTTTTTTAGCATGATAGCTTGTCTCATTTGAGATGATGCCATTTGTAATCTAGTTTGATCATCATGTTCTAAAAATGGAACCATAGAAACAGGAATTGAATTAATATATTTATCTTCATAATCTTTATTAAATTTAAATCTAGAATCTAATCTTGATTTGGGTAATAAATTTTGAAGAACTCCACAATTTTCTCTATCTGGAGTATCAACCGGGCATAATCGTCCAAACATACTATCCCTAATATCTCTCAAATGTTTAGGCACTTCTTTCTTTTTAAAACCATCAGGGCCAATCAAACTTGTTCTAGAAATTTTAGTTAATTCTTCAATTGGATTAATAGAAAAATCAAATTGAACAATATCAGATTCATTTACTTCAGACATTATGGCACTAGAATTAGTACTATATTTTTTCTTTTTGTAATATTTACTTAAAACACATAGAGAATATATATCTTTTATGATTTTACCAAATAGAATATATTCCCAACACCTTATCCTTTTATTCTCAAAATTTTCATCATCATAACCAGGACTTCTTAGTGCTTTTACTATTTCTAATATCATACAATTAGTTTCAAAAAATTGTGCGCTTAGAACATCAACTTTTAACATAATATCTAAAGCATATAAAACTTCTTTTACTCTCTTAGTTGGATCATATTTTGAATATGAATCACCTAAAATAGCTAATATATCTTCACGGGTTGCTTCTTTATCTTCTAAAATTATATTTATATCATCCACTAAAGGTTCAAACCAATCTTTTGAAAATGGTGTTTCTTCATATTCCTCATTAATTATTTTTTTTGTTTCTTCAAAACCAAAATAACCTAAAACTACGTAAGAAAACGGAACGCTTCTAGCTTGAAAATTCATTATAATGCTTGGCGTACTTTGTGGTTTTCTTATGATAGATAATGATGAAGTATTGGTAAAAAACTTTATTAAATTCTTCCTATTAACAATTGGAATATCAAATAATTGATATAAGGGTATTTTTTGTTTTCCATTGATCATTAAATACTGATTTTTAATAAGTTTTGGAATCTTATAAATCAAATCAATATTATAACCATCTTTTTCAAATTTAATGGCCAATCTTTCATAGATACTTCTATCAATATTTCCCTTATTTGACATTGATGGTTTTTTCTCAAAACATGTTAGAACAAATCCATCATCCAATGCAGGTTGGATGATTTCAGAGATTATTTCCATCATATTATCATATTCATATTGTCTAATAGAAAAAAGATTTATGGGTTCAAGTTTAGCTAATTCTGGATTAATTATTTTCATTATTCCCCCTGTTTTAAATTAATATTGAACTTTTCACCCATCATAACCCTATTCATAATTCCACTATATGAACTATTAGTATTAATAATTCCATCTAGTAAATGTTTTTTTGGATTACTAAAAGCAAATCCTAAAAGCCAACTTTCTAATGACGGAACTTTCTGTACTGAATAAAATTCTGGGGTTACCATTTCCCTATCTTTTATTAATCTCCATTTATTATTTTTATACCACATTAATTGGGAAACAACACACTCGAAATGAACATGATTTATTTTTTTACTCGAATTATAAATTTCAAATAAATCATCAACTAAAACTTCAGCTGTTGTATTTCTTGGAAATTTATGTAACTTATTTGAAGCGGATGTTAAATCTGCAACAATATCTTGCTGAATAAAATCATTATTTTCAGTTTCATTATCTTCAGATTTTTTAATTTGGGCTACCCCTGATGTATGAAAAGTTCTTAAAACCAATTGAGTGTTTGCTTCCCCCAAACTTTGTGCGGCAATTACACCTATATACTCAGAATTTAAATTTTTGTAAAAATCTCCATAACATTTTTTACAAATTGTTGGATTTTTACAATATATTGGGCTTCTAACATATATGGTTTTATCTAAGTATTTTTCGATACTTTTATGTGAAAACTTTTTTAATCTTTTATCTTCCAGGTTTTCTTTAAAGTATTTTCCAATTAACATTTCAGCTTTTTTAATACTTGTTACTTCAACTCTTAATAAATCTGTTGTACCACAATCATCTTGAGTTCCCAACGTTAAATTAACACAACAATAAATAAGTTTTCGTGATAAATATCCAGATACACCAGCATGGAGTGCAATATCTAATAAACCTTTTCGGCATCCATATGTCGAATTAAAAAATTCTTTAGGTGTCAAACCATGAATTAAACTATTTTTTATTGGGTTTGATAAAATTTGGCCATCAAAATTTGAAATGAAACCCCTTGAGAAAACCATTTGTCTAACTTGGTCCCAACTTCCACGGGCACCGGAATCAATAATACCAGCATATTTAAAATTTTCTCTTAAATATTCTTTTATTTCATCACTATTAATTTTAACTAGTTGATTATGAATATTTTCATCTTTATAGATTTCATCTTTTATTTTTTCAACATTTGGAATAGCACAATTAAATAAAGACATTGTTACACCATATAATGTTGAATATTTAAAACCAACAAATTTAACTTTATTAAAAACTTCAGCCACAATTTCTTCTGGATATTTTTTTCTAATATCAGTTAAAATATCAACTAATACTTTTTTTGTGATAACCTTATTAATAAAAGGATAATCATCAGGAAAACAATAATTAACAACTATTCTTCCTTTAATTATTTCTTTTCCTTCCCATTCCATAGTATTATTTAAATCATCAGCTTCAACCAATCCCTTTGATAAAAGATAAATTCCATAAACAATATCCTGAGAAGGTATTGTTGATAGAGAACCATTACTTGGATTTACTAAATTTTTAGTTGATAACAACTTATCTTTTATTTCTTGTTTTGCTTCTTTAGAAATTGGTATGTAAATTGCCATTGCATCACCATCAAAATCAGCATTAAAACCTTCACATACTAAAGGATGAATTTGAATTACATCTTCCATTGAAACTAAAATTTGAAATCCAATCATTCCTAATCTATGTAGTGTTGGTTGTCTGTTTAGGATACAATATTCATCTTTGGTTAATTTACAACATAATTTAAATAAGGCGGGATCTCTTGTTTCTATACAATATTCAACTTGCTTGATAGCTTTAGGAAAAAGTTTAAACGTTCCCAATTCAATTAGTCTTTTAGCTATTTGAATTTTAAACAATTCTAAAACCATCTTATAAGGTAATACACACTGATGAAGTTTAATTCTAATATTTGGTGTGATCACACATCTTCCAGAGAAATCAATTCTTTTTGCTAAAATATGACCTCTTATCAAACCCTCTTTTTTCTTTAATTTCTTTAAAATGTAATCATAAAGTTCATTTACATCTTTCTGAGTTTGAGAAAAATAATCATAAAAAATTACTTTATTTTGGATTAATTCAAATTTTGTTCCAGATAAACTGAGATTTCTATTTATCAAAGTAAGATAATATTTATTTATTTCATCTGCTACTCTATTATCTTTATTTATTCCTCTCGATGCTGGTCTCAATTCTGGTGGCAAAACAATTATATTTTGAATAAAAATTTTATCCAAATTATCATAAACAATTTTCCATGATTCGGGGTCGTCTTCCATTGATTGTTTTGTATATGTCTCAAATAAAAACTGCATTGCATTTAATGCTTCATAATATTCCACATCTGGAGGCATATCGCATTTATTAACAACAACAAATTCATCAGTATTAGAATCAACATATAATACTGATTGGTTATTCGTTGTTAATTCATCAATCATATTTTTAATTTTAGTTTTATTTTTACTTATTCTAATAAATAAATCATAAAATATTGGATTTATTACAGGAACAGGTAAAACTATTTTAGCAAATCTTTTTCTTCTTTCATCACTATTAGTAATCTTCATTCCGCATTTATCACATTCTCCACCATCTCGTGAAACACCGTGATAAATTCCGCAATCACATGTATAATTTTTTATAGGTCCAAAAATAAATTCAGAAAATAAACCATTTTCTCTGAATTTTCTTTTTCTCATTAGTTTTTGGGTTGTTATTTCTGGTAGGTCTTTACAAAATTCATCAATATCAATCAGTTTTGGCATTCTTGTCATTCTCCTCATTTTCTTCCAGGTAAGCAGAAATTGAATTTAAATGCTGTTGTATTACATAAGCTATTTTTTTTTCTATAATTTCATCATATACCTCCATAATTTTTTTAATTTGATTTCTAGATAACTCTTCAAATTTTTCCTCAAATATTTTTTCTATTGATATACTAATTCTTTTATCAATAAAATCAAATATGTTTGTTTTAAATCTTTCTACATCAGACATATATACACTCTCCATTATTATGTTCTAATTAAATAAAATTAGATCTTGATTAATAGTGTAATACTTCATTAAACGATTGATTACGTGATTCTAATACATTTTTAATCCATGCTAATCTTTGATCCCTATACAATTTTCCATTTAAATATTTTGATGTTCTTATTTTTTTGATGTTTCCTTTTTCTAAATCATATTGTCTATCAATATGGTTCCATGATTTCAATCTATAAAACAAACCTATGAATATATCCATATAATATTTTTCTATAAAGGGTTGATTTACAAAATCACCTATACATAATTCATGTGGATTATTCATGTGTCCTAATTGTAATATAGATAATGGAGCACCTTTGATTGATTTAGAATTTAAGTGGATACAATCAACATAAAAACCTAAAATTTTATTGGTTTCACTATCAATAAGAATATCACATTCGGATGGGATTAGATTCGGCGTGGCTAATAAAATTG